TTTACTTTCTAAACCCTTGAGAATTCCAAGGTATCTATTCCTAAGTAACGATACTTCATTGATTAGGGTTTCAAAATCAATTACTTCATCTTCGCCGTCTACATATTTTTCAGCATCTCGGCTAGTCAATGCTCTATTGTATGCTTCTAAGTATTTTTGAAAATGCTTTCGGCGAATCTGTCGTAGCTTGATATTGAGAAAATTTAACACGGCTTCAATTTCTTGTAGCTGATTAAATCTATGTTCAGTGACACCAGGCAAACCGGTAATGTTTTTTTCAACATTACCGTATATCCTTACTTCTTTTTTAGCAGAATCTAATTCCCCTTCATAGTGAGAAATAAAATCGGGGATTGCCAATAAGTCAGTTGATACTCGGTTGTACCAAGTCATGTATCACCATTCATCATCGTCCTCGTCATCATTTTCTTCCTCATACTCCTCACCCGAATCGTGTTGCTCTGCATAATATTGAAGCGCCTTGCTGATTTCTTTATCACCTTTAAAGGCGTCTTTGATGTCAATTGCCTCATAATTATGCTCAATTAGCAAGTTGACCATGGTGTCAGCCGCATCTTTCCGATCATTAAAGTCAACGTGTGTCCTTAACGCATCCCATACTTCTACGATAAAATCCAAGCTCATTAAGATACTCCTTCAGCATCCACATCTTCAACTACCGTGCTAGTAATTGCCCTATTCTTCTGTTCGAATTCGCTCATCACCAGTTCAAAAATTGAATTTGCGTTTTTATTCCACTCTTTACGGAAGTATTTATGCACAACTCCATTTAAGTCAATGTATGAGTAACGATTACCTTCTTTAGCAATCATACCCTTCTTTTCCAACAAGTCAAAGAAGCCGCTATACGGACTCATTCCTGTTGAGTAAGGGATATGAAGCTGAATATCTTCGAAGGGTTTTGCGTAACGGGTCTTCATAATCTTGCACCCTGCACGAATACCAAGGACTTCTGACACTTTGTTGCCGTCTTCGTCTTCCTTTAGTTTAAGCTTTTTCATCGCAACAACGATAGAACTAGCATACACAAACCCTGCGCCGCCTGATATTTTATCGTCAGGGTTATATGGATCTTGACTTGCGTATGTGTGATTGGTTGCTACGAGGCCAATATTTAAACTACCAAACATATTCACACAATTGCGGACAAGTGCAGTCAGTGCCTTAGGCTTACGACCCATATCACCCTTCATCTCGCCGGCTTCAAACTGGTTAACGTCAGTAGGCGTTAGCAGCATTCCAAGACTATCAATTACAAAGAGAACTTTGGGTCGTTCATCTGCGGGCAAGGTTTTATATTCTTTGACAAAATCGCTAATTACCCTGGCAACATCGTCAATCATTGCCATATTAAGCTTGAGCATTTTATCGTCTGAGGTCTGAACGCCCAATGCGTGAAGCCACGATTCATCCAATGCGTTTTCGCTATCAATGAGGATAACGTAGATGCCCTGTTCTTGGGCATTTTTAATTAGGTTGCCGGCGCAGATAAAACTTTTTCCAGCACCTGATTCACCTGCAAATACTGTTACCTTACCCAGAGGTACTCCATTGGTAAAACTACCAGAGATCAGGTAATTTAGTGCATAATTGCCCGTTGAAATCCAATCAGTAGGGTCGTTGAATCCAATTGACAATCCTTCAATACTCTTAGTTACACCTTTGCGGAACTTGCTTAGGTCGAATGGTTTTGCCATATTTATTTTTCCTTTATTCAGTTATCTATGTGTAATGTTTTTAGTATAGAGCCTATCGGCAAAAGATACCTTGTCAAGGTATTCTGGACAAACATCTGCGATATGTTCTAACTCATACTCGCTGGGATAATGTCGTAGAATGGCTCTTGCTCTATCTCTTACTAAGCTTGGTACACGTGGTGTGCGACCTGGATCGCACAGTTCTTCCAATAATTTTTTACCAGCCTTAATGGCTCGGTATCGTTCATCCGGTAAAGTCATCTGAGGTCTCCTAAGGTAGGGAGATATATCTCCCTACCACCCGCGTAATTATGCAGGTTTAGATTGTCTAGCACGGATCATTGCAAGAATGTCCTGTGCTTTATCACCCGATGCTGCCTTAGTGGGCGCTACAACGGGAGAGTCTTCTTCTACATCAGCCCCTTGCCACGGGGCTGCACTAGCTTGAGCAGATGCTACAGGAGCAGATGCAGTTGGGGCTGATCCAGATGGAGCTTCTAGACCATAGGGACGGTAGTAACTACCCCACCGCTCATTATCAAACGATTTGCCATCAACCGATGCTTCAAACATTTCTTTGATAACACGCATTTCAGCTTCGCCGGGACGCTTGGGCAAGAAGTCTGCTAGATTAAATAGCCCGTGAGTTTCAATTGCCTCTTGCTCTGCCTGTGTCAATGCTGATTCTTTACGAGCCCAAGTACTGGTGCTGTAGTCAGCATAGCCACCCTTTTGTGTTTTCTTAACATTGAAGTCAAGCCCACGCATAATGTCAGTTGGCAATTCTTCCATCTCAGGATCCATCAAACTAGATTTGATAATAGTAAAGATTTGCGGAGAGATAATGAACCTACGAATTGGATTTGCAGGGGATTTGTCGTCGCCAATTGGGTTCTGCCGAACAAATCCTTGAAAGAGATAACTACGCTTTTTCCAATACTTGTTAGCCTGTTCCTTAAGAGATTCGTCTTTGTACCAAGGACGAACTTCAGCGAGAATTGGACAAGCGTCGCCGTACATTTCTACACAGGGAACTTGAACTTGAACTTGCTTGACATTTGAATCACCCTTAACGCCGTTGAATGGCAACTTGATGATTTGACGTTCAATCCAGAAAAAAGTATTACTTGGATTGCCATCTTGTAGTAGACGCAAAGTAGCTGTTGTACCTTCGTCCATATTCCAGTGCGCGTAAATCGCGTTGTCAGCTTGGGTGCCTGAACCCTTAGTGGTTTTGTTGTCTTGTGCTTGAATACGAGCACGAATTTCTGCGAGTGATGCCATGATACATTTCCTTATTTCATTGACTTGGTGTCAGATTAATGTCGCTGCTTCCCTATGAAGCAACTAACACTAGTGTAAGTATATCAAATAACCACACCAGTGTCAAGTATATTTATGCCAGATGTGGGAAACCTCACCTTTTATGTGAGGTTTCTTTACCCTTTTTCTTTATCTGCGTACTATGCGCAGCATTGCTTCTAGTTCATCCTGAGCTTCACTGACCATTTTTTGACTTTCATCTAATGGTGCTACCCAAGCTTCTCCGGTTTCCATATTGAATTCCCCGAATGCCTGATCGCGACCGGGAATTTCAGCTACGATAGAGTCACCAAATCCCTTGCCTTTAAATTTAATTTGGCCGGCTTCATTTGGATATTGCTTTCTTACAGCAGCTTTCCAATTTTCAAGTTGATCAGCATCACTACTTTCTGCTACACCTTCATCCATGGCTTTTTTAAATCCCTTGTTTGGAATCCAGCCTGCAATAGGTTTACATTTGCATTTGCCGGGAGCACACGTACACCCTGTCATGCCGCATTGTGGGCAACGTTCTTCTGAGCCCTCCGCCACACCTTGTTCTTTAACAGGATAATAACCACGTTTCTGATAATCAGGAACAGCAGTTTTGACAATACGAAGTTCTTTACCAGAATCTTTGTGTTTAACTGTCACAACTTGTTCTTTTTTCTTTTGTGTCATTTCTTCATCTTCTGATACACCCCCGATACGACCAGTACCAGAGCCGCGGCCTCCGGGAGAATAATCTGCTTTCTGTACCCCAGTAGCATATAAGTAATGTTCGTTGGGCATAGCCGTGATTAACTTCTTATACGCTATTGCATATTTCGGCGGATCTTTGTATCTTAACGATTGTATGCTAGCCAATCTACGTTCATATTTATCAAGTGATGAAGAGTCTTCCGCCACACCTTGCTCTACATTATCTGATGTGCCAAATTCTACTTTTAGTTTAGCATTTTTCCAAATTGGGTTATTTGGCTGAACTCTTTGTTGCATCAAGTATATAGTGGATATGCG